GTCCGACGGGTCAATCATGATTGAGGATTCAGCGAGTGGGATGTTCTCGTTCAATCTGACGACGACGGACACGGACTTTAACTTAGAACCAACCTATGAGCGGCCCGCAGTATGCCGCCAAGAGGCGAGAATCATAGACGGTTCAAATCAGTTCGTTGGACTTAGAGGTAGGGCGTTCATCATGCCAACGCAAACGTAGAGAGGCATAAAAGTGACAAGAGGACTCGGGCCGAGGTTGGTACCAACGGATGACAAGACAGTTCATCTGATAACGAACCCGTTTGCAAAGACCGAATCGGCTTTCAATCCGGGGCGTGATGTGTTACATTCCTTTGGTCGGGCATACGACTGCATAGCAGATCCGAGGAGCGAGATTTACCCCGACCCGAGCGAGACCTATAATTGCACGACCTGTTTGTGGGGAGAGAAAGAACATCCGGTATTCGTGATTAAGAACCCCGATCAATTCCGGGTCAACTGTACACTTAGGAACGTTATGAGTGAAGGGCCGCGACATGAAGATATTGCGTGTCCTGTGTGGGATAGACGAAAGGACGTCAACAGTAGGAGGTTAGAGGGATGACATTAGAGAAGATAGAAACGGGGCGCGGCGGCGCACATCAACCAGCCGTGGCAATACACCATTTTACAGAAGAAGAGATTGAGGAACGACGTAAGGCAGAAGCAAAGAAGGAGGTGAAATAGATGGGTAACAGTTTCATTTACGACCGTGCAGTGTGGCAAGCGTACTTAGGCAACGTCAACTACGCAGTGTCAACGACCAAGATGTTTGCAGTCCTTGGCACAATTTCGCCAACTCTTGCAAACAAACAAGGATGGTACACGTATAACGATGTCAAGTACATCGGAGCGGGCAACCCGTATGAGATAAACACCGTCACGACAGGATACGCACTCGGCGGCAATGTGATGTCAACGGCTGCGCCAGTGATAGCAACGGACACTATCAACTACGGGGCAACCGCGCAGGTATTTACCGCAGCGGCAAACGCAATCGCGGCGTCATACCTGACGATACAATATGCGGCGTCCTCGAGCACGACGACCTCGAACCCACTGTTGTCAAACCACGATCTGCAAGGATCTCAGTCAGTAACGAACGGCACATTGACATTGACGTGGCCAAGTAACATTGCGTTCTCTTGGACAAGTTCGGCAGCGGCTTAAATCGTTGCCTATTTTCTTATAACTAGCGGGTATGCTAAGATGACAGGCGTTCAGGTAAAGCAAGGATGACCTACTCTACAGCGGTAGGGTCATTCAGTAGCCCGACAGCAACCGGCACGTACACCGTGTCGGGGCTCGGCTTTACGCCCGTTGCCGTCATTTTTTGGGCAAACGTTTCAAATGCTACTACCGGATGGGTCGCCACTGCCAACCTAGCTATCGGCTTCGCTGCTAATAATACCGCCAAGACCGCGATGCAGTACGGGACGATCAATGCCTGGGGGCTAAATGGGCGCACATCCTCGAATAAAACGAATGAGAATACGCAGTCGGCGCTTAGTTCATTAATGGTAATGGCCGGGTGCGTCCTTTCGACGTGCGCCTTCTCGTCAGGTCAGTTTGTAGCGACGTTCAGCACGCACAGCACGTCGTATACAATCAACTACATCGCCATTGGTGGAACCGACGTAACCAACGCAGGGGTTATACAATGGGATGGTCCCGCGAGCACCGGCTCGAAACAAGTCACTGGACTTGGCTTTAAACCGGATTTAGTTATCCACCTTTATCAGGACAACACAGACGCACCTGCTAGCTGGTGGGGCGGCAGCATATTTGGCGTAGGGGCTATGGATAAGAACGGAAACCAGTGGGCCTCTACGGTTGCCGGAGCTGGTGGCGTAGCGACTACCTCGGCAGGGCGCCTCCAAGTGACCGACTCATGCTTAGCTATATTTGATCCACAATCCGCAATTCAGCAAAAAGCGGCGTTCACGTCGATGGACACCGATGGGTTCACCGTAAACTACGGGACAAACGACGAGGGCGGTTGCGCTGTAATAAGCTTCTGCATCAAAGGCGGTGTATATCAGGTCGGTAACTTCGCAAAGTCTACAGCGGTCGCGCCGACGACTAATCAGGTAACGACCACTGGAATGACGCCTTCGGCAGTGATGTCGTTTACTGATAGCAAGATTGCAGCGGCGGATATTCAGAGCGGCTTCCAGTATATGATTGGTGCAAGCGACGGGACGAACCATCGCATAAGTGGAGCTAACGAGAAAGACCAAATAGTCCTAGGCACCACTACGCCGACCACTGTAGAATACACGTATGAAAGCATTACGACGTCACTCGCCGTTGCCGATAACGATACGCAAGCAACCGAGGCTACAGGCACACTCGGCACATTTGCATCAGGTTCTTTTACTGCGTCGTGGGCGACAAACACCGCTGTAGCGACGCAGATCTGCTATATTGCGTTTGGATCTGCGCCGGGCAATATAAGTATCAGTCTAGCGGCGATCACCGCCGGAACCAGCGCCACTAATCACCCCGCGATAGCAGCAGCGCCTAATAACCTTACGACCCCCGGAGGCACAAGCGCGGCAGGCGCACCGGCCCCCGCATCGGCAATCGCCATTCCCGCACCAACAGCCGGGACTTCTGCATCGAACGCCCCGGCGATTGCCGCCACGTCAAGCATCACCTTAGTAAAACCCGGCGGAACCTCGGCGGCGGGGTTGCCTACTGTTGCATTAGGAGTTGCCCCCGTTACGCCGACCGGAACTTCGACAAGTAACGCGCCGAGCATCGCATCAGCAATTGCGCTTGTAACGCCAACCGGAACTTCTACCGTCTTTGCCCCGACAATAGCGGAGATCACAAGTATTACTCTTGTTACTCCAACCGGAACTTCAACAGTATTCACACCCTCGATCGCAGCAACTTCGAGTATCTCTTTGATTACACCAACCGGGATCTCAACGGTTTATGCGCCAACGATTAGCGAAGCAGTTTCACTCATTAAACCAAGCGGGACTTCAGGGATCAACGCACCCACGATAGGCGTGGGGATCCCACTCGTCACTCCGGTCGGAACCGGGACGGCGTATATCGTAACCGTTGGCGATACGATCTCAATAATGCTCACGACTCCGACCGGGACTTCTGTTTCTAATGCGCCTTCTATCGGCGCTACCTCGAGTCTTACTTTAGTCACTCCAACCGGGAGTTCATCGGTGTATGCACCAACGATTGACGAAGCAGTATCACTCATTAAACCAACGGGAACCTCGGGAATAAGCGTTCCGGCATTAGGAATCAGTATCAATCTTATTACACCAACCGGAACCGGAACCGCATACCTTGTATCAATCGGAGGCGATATTACTGTATTGCTTGTCACGCCTTCCGGGACGTCGGCGACCAACGCGCCGGGTATATCCGCAACGTCAAGCATCGCACTCGTTACACCTACAGGAACTTCGACGAGTACTACTCCAACCATAGACTCCGAAATTTCATTAGCCTCGGCCTTAGGGTCGGGAACCGCATTAGTCCCGGCGTTAGACGTAGGGTTACTTCTCGTTACGCCAATAGGAACGGGCGTTGCAGTTACACCTTCGCCGTCAACATCCAGCGGTTTGATAATCGCCCTTACCGCGCCAACCGGAACCTCGAATGCGTACGGGTTAGTGTCCGATATTGAGATCGGACTGACTAAACCAACGGGCGGATCTACAGTAGGACAATTGCATTTAGGCATAGGGATTGCGCTTCTCACCCCTGAGGGATCCGGGGAAGCCTATCGGATGGCGCAGTTGGAGGACATTACGGTCGTATGTATCGCAAGTATAGACGCCCCGGTTAGTATTCCTGCGTCAATAGAAGCGCCGTATGTAGTTGACTCGTCTCAAGAAACCCCGGTGCTTATTGTCGCATCGGAAGATTCGAATGAACTCGTAGAAGCGACTACCGATACTTCGCAACGCGTCACGGCTACATTTGGAGGATGATACTTAGATGACCGCTATAACTCAAAATGAAACGCTATGGCAGGGTAAGTCAGAGACGATCACGGTTAGTCTCATGCAACCTGACCTGATTACACCCGTCCCGCTAACAGGTGGGACGCTTAGGTGGGAATTGTGGCACATCTTAACCGGCGTTGCATTAGAAAAAACAAGTGACCCCGATGGTGGGATTGCAATAAGCGTCGAGCATACGAACCAATGCGCGATCTCTGTTACCGCTGACGATTCTGCGGGACTTACGCCGTTGACCTATTGGCAGGGGCTATTCTACATCCCGGAATCAGGGGACAGCGACTTGATTATGCAAGGGATCGTGCAAGTTAATCCATCACGCGGATTGGAGGTCGCACCAGCATGATAGTATCAGTGAAAGTTATCACGCCGCCTGACCGTTATCCGCTCGACCGAGATGACGCATTCAACATGCTCAAACTCGATTCATCGAATCCCGCACTAACTGACGAGGCGGTCTTTATTGAGGATCTAATCGCAGCGGCAACCTCAAAGATTGAGAAGTTTATGGGTCGGGCGCTTATGACGCAAACGCTCAAGATGGTCTGCGTTCCCGAGGTCAAACCTACCATAACCGCAGGGGTTACAACCTACTTCACAGAGAACCTGCCGGAGACGGTCAAACTGTGGCGGCCTCCGTGCCAGCAACTTCTCTCGATCAAAGTGGTCTCGCAGGATCTAAGCACGATCACAGTAGTTCCCGGGAATTACAACGTGAACATCAACGCGGAACCGGCACTCATTCGATTAAACCTTGGTTCGTATTGGCCTTTCGTTATCAGGGGTTGGTATGAGATCGAGTATATCGCAGGATACGGGGACACGATAGACAAAGTCCCGGCGCAGATACGGCACGCACTCCGGCTAACGGTTGCACAGTGGTATGCACAGCGCGAGAACTTAGATTATACACTGCCAACGGCGGCAGTGGATCTGTTGGATGAATACGCGCTTGATGTTGGTGACCTTTAATGGTGCTTCCTAAATTCAAATGGACTGAGCAAACGCCGGGACTCGGCAACAATTGGTCAAAGATGTGGAATAAGGTCACGATTCAAAAGCAGCGAGGGACTGTTGACGCGGCAGGTGGGACTCCGCCCGATTGGATAGACTACATCGTCGGACACGACGGGAACGGAGTAAGTGCAGAGGTCACAGAACCAACGCCCGAGGACGCAATTCTCGCATTAGAGGGGCAAGTTCGGATCACGCACAAGATCAAAGTCAGGTATGATAACCGGATCAAGGAGGATATGCAGGTCACGTTTTGGTTTGAAGGTGTTTACCATCACGCACGGATTCATACGATCACCGATCCGGGTTTCAATCAGATTTGGATGATCCTCGATTGCGTAGAACAAACGGTACAGGCGGAGGCGTATCTCTAATGGCACAGAAAGTAGGGTCTTGCGAGGTAACTCCTGAGTTCAGGATGAGGATGGCGAACGCCAAACATAACGTAGCGGCTCAGGTAATTAACGACCTCAATCATTACGCGGTGCAATTAGCGAGCAGCCTTCGAGCAGGTGCAGCAAAGGATACGGGTGCAATGCGGGCGGGGATTCACCCTGAGTTTGCGACTGAATCGAAACCTGTTGTTACGATCGTATCGAACGCGAACTACACTCTTGACGTCGATCAAGGAACGCGGGCACACTTCCCGCCAGTTGCAGCACTTGTCGGATGGTCTCGGCGGCACAAATGGCCGGGAGTTAAGGATACTGCATCTGCAAGGAAAGGGTTCGCAGAGAAGCAGGCGAAATACAAACTCGAACATCCGGTAGGAAGCAAGGTCAGGAAAAAGCATTACGCGGCAACTAAATCAAAGTCAACACACAGTAAAGGGAAAGGCGCTGCAGAGAGAACAGAGATGACCGTTGAAGCACAGGCGTTCTTGATCGCCCGGGCGATCTCAAAGCGAGGTGGAAAGAAGCAGGAGTTTATTGGACCCGTGATGAAACCGGCAAAGGCGGAGATCATTAGGATCTGCCAAGCATCGTTAGGGAAGGCAAAGATATGACTGAGACAATGATGGTTAAGAAGTGTGCACAATGGGAGTTGCGCGTTGTGTTTCATTCGTTATTAGAAGGGGCGATAACACTTGGCGGCGCAGTTGTTCCCGTCTTTGAGACGATCCCGAAGGGAATGCCACTACCGTATATTGCACTCACCGGATGTAGGGCCTCAAACGGAGATACGAAATCCTCGATAGAGGATGACTACGTTCTTGACTTAGAGATCTTCACTGATTATGGCGGGACAATGAACAACGTGGCAATACTCAGCGCAGTCTATGAAGTTATCTCGGATGCGTGGAATACGCATACACTTCAGTTCCCGTCAGATAGTGACTTTTGCATAACGATGTTTTGGTTTGGTGATGAGGAGACAATTCTTATGGCCGAGGCAGGGCTTGCGAGGAGAATCAAAGAGGAACTCGAGGCCTCGAAACTTGCGTTAATGCTGAGAGTAA